TAAGATTTACGAAAAGTACAACTTTACACCAAAGTCAGAGAATCCAGGATTAGTGATTGTGGGTTCTAAATCAGATGCTGGTCGTTGGACCAATGTCGCACACAAGATATATCAAGCAAGCTAAAAAGCGTCAAAACAATCGCCGCGAGCGCATCATATCAAAACTTTTTAGAAAATATGATGCCTTGTGGGGGTTGATTATTATATTATGAAAGGTAATCATGGATGAAATAGAGTATGAAGAGTTCAATGAGTCAGTTTACTGGCTGTCAATTGAGCTAGAAGTAGATGAAGCAGATATCGAAGATCATGATGAGATGATGCACAATATCAAGCTTTATGAAGAAGGACAAATCACGTGGGAAGATTTGTTCGCTAGAGGCGAAGCGACATTCGGTTCGATTGAAGAAAGAGGAATCTAATGAAACTAAAGTTTCTAACAGATAACGAAGTTATGCAAGCTACTTTACGCGCTAGAGACATGAGCCACAAATGGGCACCATTTATCGAAGAGCTGTATAGGCATCCAAATAGATGGGCTGAGTTTCCAGAAAAAGTAAATCATAGCGCACAAGCGTATCGAGTCACAGAGTTGTACAAAGATATACAAGTAAAAATAACAGGAGGTAACTCACACAGAGTAGATCACCCAGATAAAAAGCAATGGACTGTGTTTGTCAAGTATGTGCCGGATGACACATCAGAGACAAGTGTAGAGATTGTGCAAGAAGGCTTTGATCCAACAGTCTTCTAAAGTATCCCCGGGTTTTAGCTATTAGCTAAGGCTCCTTATAATAGCCGTCCACTAGGATTTTCTATCCATCGACGTACCGTCGAGTAGAAGGTCTTAGTGGGCGGCAGAGGCTAACGAAATCACTCCTCCTTCACTTCGTGAAGAAGTCGTCGTGATTTCTTGGTTAATAAATAGAAAGGTAAGACATGGATAACGTAGAGTTAGATTACGAGCCTAGCATTACAGATTGCAACATGTTCTGTGTGTACATCGGAGATTTAGTCAAGGAGATAAGCACAGGCAAAATCTGGATTGTAGATGACATCGGTAGAGACTTCATCATCGGCAAGATTGGTGATGAGACAAACTACATGAGTCAAAGTAAGTTCCTATGGGTGAAAAGCCCAAAACTACCAATCGGTAAAGGATGGAAGTAATGAAAACTTACTGGACATTATGGTTCGGAGTTACGTGTTTGCTTATGGCTAACGAGGCTAGACATTCTGCCGTAAGTATGGTAAGCAATGAATACCTAGTTGTAAGCTATGTATTCACCGTAATTGGTGTAGGTTTGTTGTTAGGTGGAGTGGCGAAATCCCTCCTCCTTCGACAAGCGAAGGAGTCGTCGGGATTTCTTCGAGTAAATAAATAGAAAATAAGGAGAATAAAATGACAACAATCAAGTTGCCAAAACTAGAAGTAGCATCAGAGTCAAGAAAGTTCCTACTGCCAGCAGGAAACTTCAACATGATAGTTCAAGAAGTTCGTCAAACCAAAGTCAAGAGCGGTGTGAATGAGGGCAAGCCAGCCCTGAACGTAGCATTCGTTCACGAAGGTATTTGGGTATGGAAGCAGTTGCCAATGTGGGCACCAGCTAAGACAGCCCCAAAGAATGAAAAAGACTGGTTCAGAATGAGCACAGTCGCATTCCTAGAAGCTATTGGACACGATGGAGCAGAGCTAAATCTTGACGAGCTAATTGGTCAAGAAGTCAGAGCAAAAGTCGGTGTTCAGAACAACGGAGAGTATGGAGAGCAAAACTTCATAATTACATTCGGTAAGTAAAAAGCCAGCCCGTGAGTCGTTTCCCCCAACGGCTCACGGGTTTTTTTCTGTCGCCGTTGTGTTCTTATTGAAAGCAAAGAAATCATTTTATTAGCGAAAGCATAAGTTGTAGGTACTGGCTCCCATCGCATCCGCATCGCAAGCACCTCTAAAGAAATCAAAACAATTCCATTACCTGATAGAATAGATTACGGAAAAATTTTCCACAGTATTTTGGAGGTTTTGAGATGGCGCGATCAATATCCGATCCACCTGAAGATGAGAACAAGCCAGACCCAGTAGACCTGGAAAAGCTGGCGGATATGCTATACAGCGTGTTCCTTGCTGTGCAGGATTTGCACCAAAAGGTGGACGAGCAAAAAGAACAGCTCAAGCGAGTAAACGGACTTTAAATGAGTAGAGAACTCTCACTGCTCGACGAGACACTGATCAGGCTAGCTGCATCTGGCAAGTCAGGTGAGGAGATCGAGCGGAAGACGGGCATCCCGGCGATTGAGGCCGTGGCCCACGTAAAAAGACTAATGAGTCGCCGTGACATCTGGACAGAGGTGGAGCAGCGTCAGCTTTTGCTTTACCAGCTAAATGAGCTAAAGGATTCACTAACCCAGAACGCTGTGCAGTTGCAAGATCCTGACTCAGCACGATTGCTTCTTAAAACCCTCGAACTAATCGGTAAAAGGCTTGACTCTCAAAAAACGCAACTAGAGCAAGAGGTACTCAAGCTCTCGCAGTATCAGCAGACTGTGCTACTTCGCGCAATGGACGCTGCCCTTGACTTTGCGAAGAAAGAATTACACGCCAAGTATCCGGACGTGGATAAAGATGAGCTTGACGCTTTGGTAGGCGAAGGACTTGCGCTCGCAAAAAACTCGCTGCAGAAAGACACTCAGGATGATTGATAACGTAATCGATGGAGTAGTTGCAGACCTGCGCAAGCGAAGCAAGAACTCCATCTACTTAAACGATCCAGTTGCATGGGCTCACGACGTACTTGGCAAGCACATGTGGAGCAAGCAGGCTGAGATTGCCAAATCGCTAGTCGACAATACCCACACCGCAGTTGTAAGTTGCAACGGAGCTGGTAAGTCTGCAATCGCAGGCATCCTAGGTACGTGGTGGATCGCCGTACACGACCCGTACGAGGTCGCACTGATTTGTTCTGCTCCGACATACCCACAGATTGCTCGAGTGCTTTTTAGGGAGCTTAAGGACAACCACAAGGCCGCTGCGATCAGAGGATTCGCAATGCCGGGTCACATCAACCAATCAGAGGAGTGGAAGCTCGACGACGAGTACGGCACACTAATTGGATTCGGTAGAAGACCTGCTGACACTGACATCGTGTCCGCCTTCCAGGGAATCCACAGACGATTTGTTTTTGTAGTGCTAGATGAGGCAGGTGGTATTCCAACCGACCTGTACACCGCTGCAGAAGCCGTTACGACTACCGCTGACTCGAGAGTGCTTGCAATTGGAAACCCAGACCGCAGAGGAACTGAATTTCACAGAATCTTCCGTGAAGATGAGACTTGGAACAAGATTTCCATTTCTGCATTTGACACACCAAACTTTACAAACGAAGAAATCCCAGAGGAGCTGCGCCCTTTACTAATTCAGCCTAGCTGGGTTGATAGGCAGAAGATTGCGTGGGGCGAAGACTCTGCAAGATACAAGTCAAAGATTCTAGGGCAGTTCCCAGAGGAAGACGACACTACCTTCTTCTCGCAGGTAGCGATCGATTACAGCATCGACTGCGACATCCCAGAGGATGCAGAAATCCCACTTGTACTCGGCGTGGACGTTGCTCGTTTCGGTGACGACGATTCGGTGATCTATACTAACAGTGGTGGCCGTTTGCGTCATTTTGCAACTTGGAACAAATCAAACGCAGTTGAATCTGCAAACAGAATACATGAAGCAGCAATTGCCCTTGGGGCAAAGGAGGTTCGAGTCGATGGTACGGGTCTTGGTGCACCTATTGTTGATATGTTGGCTGGTATGTGTAACGATCGTTATGTTGTTATTAGCATCGTTGGCTCTGCCGCTAGTCCTGATAACACTCGCTGGCTTAACGCTAGGGCAGCGGGTTATGACACTATGCGTGAAAAGATGATTACCGGCAAATTAGACATTGACATGGCCGATAAAGAATTAATTGACGAAATGATGTCAATTAAGTACAAGTTTTCCTCTAAGGGCTCTATTCAGATCGAATCTAAGGACGATATGCGTTCTCGTGGCATGAGTTCTCCTGACAGACTAGATGCTGCGATGTATGCATGTCTAGATTTATCTAAGCTAATGGGATCACCTTATGGAACTGCGCAGCCCGGAGACAAGCTTTACATGGATGCAAACTCACTTGATGCAAAGTTTCCATTCTATTCTGACTGGACATGGTAGACTATTAATAGTTTTTAATCAACTTTTGGAGATATTTTGGCAGATTTAGACGATTTTTTCACCGACCAGCAGGCTTTACAAGAGTCTTATTCGCAGATGGCAGCGTCTATGCTAAACATCGAAGACGAGGGTTGGACCAAATTAGGCGTTAGTTTTGATGATACAGACGCTTTTACACTTACACAGCTGCACATGCTCTCTCGTGCTCTAATTGAAAGAACGGACGGCAATCCGCTTCTAAAACGCGGTTTAGGACTTAGAACAAGCTATATTTTTGGTAGAGGCATCGAAATAAGCAATGTTTCGTCTGCAAGGATCAGAAACCTAATTGACGACGCACAAAACCAAGCTGCACTGTTTTCAACAGAGGCTATGGCAATTAACGAGCGTTCCAACTTTACTTCTGGGCAGTTTTTCATTCTAGGCGATAACGCAAGCAAAAAACTTCAAAGAATTCCATTTAACGAGATCACTGGATGGGTTACTGACCCAGATGACGCTGAAACCATTTTCTTTATCCGCAGGAGCTGGTCAAGAAAGAATATTGATGGTGCTGCTCGTGAAGTACACGAATGGTACCCAGTAGACACTTACACTGGTCCAAGATCGACAAGAGTTATCCAAGCTCAGCCGGTAAACTATGGAAAAACCATGTTTGCGTTTATGGTGAACAAGCGAGCCGGAAATGTTTGGGGAGTTCCAGATGCATTCTCCGCTTATCCGTGGGCTTACGCTTACAATGAGTATTTGAAAGACGGATCTCGAATTCTTAAGTCTTTGTCCATGTTTGCATGGCAATTAAAATCTAAGAGCAAGGCTGGAGCTACAGCATCTGCTGCAACTATCGCAACGCCTTCCTCTGCAGGATCTACCGCTATCCTTGGCGCTGACATGGAGCTTTCTGCTCTACCAAGAACAAGTAACTCAGTCGATCTGGGTAACGGTAAACCTTTAGCAGCTATGGTTGCCTCAG